AGGAAACTCGGTGTGTTAAAAGCGCGCAAGCTCTGTGCTCATAATCTAAGAGGCTGAAACATGAGGACCCGCCCCTATGTAGAGGTGAACCCTAATCACTCAGATCCGACCATAAGGCGTATTGACTACGTCTTTAAGTCTACTCGACCGGACATCTACGGGCCTGACACGAGCAGTACGTCTACTGCGGACCTTAACAGTCCGAAGTGGTACTATCGCTATGAATCAGGTTCCCGAAACGACGGTTGGCGCGACGCTATTCGCCGCAAGGCGAACGCAAATTCATTTTTGCACCTGAATATCACCGATTATAGTGGTGAAACAGGATCTGCGTATGCGCGAGTGAGAAAGGCCATCTCTGGGGGTTGGTACCAATATGAGAAGTTGGTTCCGTATGGTCTCACGTACGTACGTGAGCCTGCAGAGCCCAACCATTCAGCCCTCTATGATAAAGCACTTGATGAGGCAAAGCAACGCTTGGTCTCTCGAATTCGCGAGGTGCAAACCGCCTTCCAAGGCGGGGTGTACCTAGGCGAGAGTAGGGAGACTATTCGCATGCTCACAGGTGGTGTGACCGCTATAGACGAAGCTATCGGCGACTGGGCTGAAAGTGTCCCAGAAAAGTGCCGACGAGCTGTCCGTAACGTTCCGCTGGCTAAGAGATTAGTCAAAGTCAGCAGCACCTTAGCGAACCTGTGGCTTGGTCTTCAGTACGGCATTCGGCCTCTGATCTCCGACGTACAGTCGGCGGCTGAGGCATTGGCGCGTTTAGATATTGAAGGACAGATGGGCGATTGTGTAATCGTTCGTGCTGTGTCTTCTCAGCGCTCCTCTAATATAGTCGATGTGGGTACCGGTGGGGAACAATGGACCAACTCAGACATAGCGTCTGGGGGAAGTCCGACGATTCCCATTCGGTGGCGCCTGCGCGATGACAAAGAGTGTCGTGTTTCGCTGAGGGCCATGGTGAAGGCTAATAGGATAGGAGCCGGTGGTGTGATGCAGTATCTGGGGTTGAATCTCCAGGACTTCGTTCCCACGATTTACGAGCTCATTCCTTATAGCATGATCCTCGACTACTTCACCAATTCTGGTAAGATAGTTGATGCGAGCTCTCTCCGTCTTGCAGACGTGGACTGGTGCTGGAGGACCCGGAAGGATAGTACGCGAAGAACCTTCGACGCGTACGATCTCAAGCCGGATCAATTCCACTCCACTTATTCCACGTATTACGAGAGGGAGTTGCGTTTCCTTGTAAGTCCTCAGGCCAACTACCGCCGCGTGAAAGTCACCAGGGAAAACAATGGGCTGAACCTCGTTCCGGGGTTGAGCTTTCGTATTCCTGGTGTTAAAGACTGGCAAAAGTGGTTAAACATGACCGCTCTTGTCAGAAAAACTAAGGCGGCGGAACGTAGCCTGCAAAAACTGGTCCAGCTTCCTTTCTTTAGGTAGGCTGGTATATCCCTTTAATGAGGTAAAACTCACATGGCTATTACTCTCCCTTTGTCGATCACTGGTGGCGCACAGACGGGGTTCACCACCCCGACTTACACGACGCTTGCTGGATCGTATCCGGGTTACAACGGCGTTCAGAACTACGTGTCCGCTCTTGGCGGTACGCAGGCTAACGTGCGTGTTCACTCGGCGACTGATCCTTTCACTCTCGCCTATGCGGTTCCTGCGTCTCTTCGGACGCTTCCGCAGGCTGTGAACGGCGTGTATGGTGCCATTCCCTCGAACGTTCATATGTTCAACGTCCGAAAGGGCGTGAATGTGGCCAGTGGGGCTCCTGTGCAGGTCGCGATGGCTGATCTCAAGATCAGGCTCCCGGCCGGCAGTGAGTCCTACGACGCTGCAAACGTTCGGGCCATGATTAGCGTCCTCGTGGGCGCTCTTAACAACCTCTCCGCCTCGATCGGCGATACGCTGATCTCCGGGCAGCGCTGACGCAAGTCATGCGTGCTCGGGGACCCCGCTTTACGCGGGATCAGTGGTGGATCCTGGCCGTTTTCATCGTCGCGGCCTCCGTGGCAGGTTCACACCTGGTTACGGAGGTCGGTACGGTGTCACACGAGCTGGGTGAGGTTGTCAACGGCTAGTTCTTAGCTGTTGCATGGCTTTACTAATGGAGTAAATACGATGTCTGAGAATAAATCGGCTAGTACATCTCCTAAGGTAGGGGACAGAAGAGCATCGATGCCACTATGTGACTTGAACGCTCTTTCTGGACTGTTCCTGTTGGATCTGGCGCCGGGGATCCCTTCGTGGGACCCGGTGTCAGCCCTGGAGGCTCAATCGTTTGCTTCGATGCAGATGCTGAAAAGCGTGCTGAGTAAATATCAGCATGCAAACTCGGCAGAAGCTGACAAAGCGGCTTTTGAGAAGTTCCTTGCAGTGAATGATCGCTGTAAAGGTTGGTCCCTCCAGATTAGCTGTGACGAAGACCAGGAGCTCGTAGACACGTTGAAAGACGTGATCTATAAGTTCTTCTACCCGCGTCAAGCGGGAAGCTGTGTCCTGTCTAACCTAAGCCAGATTTTGGCTGAAGGTAAAACAGGCCCAGGGTCCTCTCTCGGGGCGAGCGCGAACGACTTTTACAATAAGATGTTCGCGTCCGGGCTCAGCTACACGTCAACGGGCCTGTACAAAGCGTACAGACGCTACTGCAGCTACCTTCCACCTGCGTGGGCCGATGCGGAAAATCGCCGCTACAGCCTGTTCGCCGGTGAGGACTCAGTAGTTAACGGTAACAAGTTGGCCTTTGTTCCCAAGAAAGTCGAAACTTCCCGGGTTATTGCCATAGAGCCCAGTCTGAACATGTTTTATCAGCTGGGTGTAAAGGCTTTGCTTGAGCGGCGCCTCCGTTCGTACTTCGGTATTGACGTGACGGTGCAGCAAGAGAAAAACCGGGAGCTTGCCAGACTTGGGAGCGTCAACGGTCGGTGGTCAACCATCGATTTGTCTAGCGCTTCCGATTCACTCGCACTTGGCATGCTACGTTGCATACTTCCTCGAGAACCTTTGGGGTTCCTGGAACTGCTTCGTAGTCCAACCATGCGAGTGCCCCCAGAGATGGGGGGTGGTGAGTTGGAGCTTCACATGATCTCAACGATGGGAAACGGTTACACCTTTTCCCTGTTGAGTCTTGTATGCTCCTCGATCGTGCTTGCTGCGCACAGGGTTGCCGAGGTTCCTGTGGTGTTCCCTCGCGGGGACATTCTAGGGAATTTCGGCATCGTCGGTGATGATATCATCTGCGAAACGAAAGTGACGCGGTTGGTTCTTCGCCTCCTTGCCCTTCTGGGCTTTAGTGTTAACAGCGAGAAGTCCTTTGTGAGAGGGCCTTTCAGGGAGTCCTGCGGCGGCGACTTCTTCCAAGGAGTCGACGTGAGACCAGTCTACATTAAGAAACTGGAAACTCAGCAGGATATTTATGTTGCCCTGAACCAGCTCAATAGATGGACTGCAAAGACGGGGGTATCCTTACCTCTGTCCGCAGCGTATCTGCGAAGCTTCTTACCAAGGAGTCAATTCTTGGTACCGCAAGCAGAACAGGACGATGCCGGTTTAAAGGTCCCTAGCACGGAAGTTCGACATCTCAAACGAGATCCTCATGTGCAAGCCATCTCTTACAAGAGGTGGGAGCCTAGAGTCTCCAAGAGTGTCGTGACCATGTGTGGGATCTACCGGAGGTCGTCCTCATCCCAAAACTGGGAGGAGGCAGCGGCTTGGAACCCTCACGGGCTCTGGGTCGCTTTCCTC